CGCTGCCGCTGACCGATCTGGGCAATGCCGAACGGTTCCGGCTGCGTTACGGTGATGATTTCCGCTTTTGTCCAGAAATAGGCTGGTTTGCCTGGGACGGCCGCCGATGGGCTTTGCTGAGCGAGGAAAAGGACAAATTGCCGGCGCGCGTGATGCAGGCGGTCTATGCCACGGTGCGCGGGATCATGTTTGAGGCGAAATTGGTTGAGGCAACCGGCTTTGGGGCACCGGAGCAGGTGGTGCTGGACATTGACCGGCGGCAGGCAGTGTTGGCCGAGGTGGGCAAGCATCCCGAGCTTTATGATCGCACGCTGGCCGATGATCCGGAGCGGATGGCAGAATTTGAAAAGTTGGGTCATTTGAACCGGGTGATCAAGATCAAGCCGAATAAAGAGGCGATCATCCATGCCGACCTTTTGAAAGTCTGGGCGCGCGCGTCCGAAGGCAATGCGCGGATCAACTGCATCGCCAGTCTGGCCAAGAATTTCGACGATATCGTGATCCGGCCTGAATCACTTGACCAGGACCGGATGGCGATCAATTGTCTGAACGGGACGTTGCGGATCGAGCAGATGCCGAAAAAGCGTCCCGACGCTGATATCAAGGCGGGAAAGTCCAAATTTCACACCGTCTGGGGCGCAAAGCTCTATCCGCACACACGCGGCGACCTGATCACCAAAATTGCCAATGTCGAGTGGAAGCCGGCAAAGAAATGTCCGCAATATGATGCGTTTATGGAGCAGGTCCAACCCGATCCGGAGATGCGCAAATTCCTCGACCAATGGGGCGGCCTGTCGATGACCGGCGATATCAGCGAACAGAAAATGGCGTTCTTTTATGGTCAGGGCCGCAATGGCAAGGGCGTGACGGTCGAGACATGGGCTTATATCGCCGGGGATTATGCCGGCAGCGTTCCGATCGAGAGTTTCCTGTCCGGTGGCGGACAGCGGCGCGGTGACCAGGCAACCCCCGACATCGCCCGATTGCCCGGGGTGCGGTTCCTGCGCGTTTCCGAGCCTTCCAAAGGCGGGACGCTGAATGAAGGGCTGGTCAAGATGGTCACCGGCGCTGACCCGGTCGATGCGCGGCATCTCAACAAGGGCTTTTTCACGTTCCTGCCTGAATTCAAGATGACAATCTCGGGCAATCACAAGCCGAAAATCAAAGATAATAGCGACGGGATCTGGCGGCGGATGCAGTTGGTGCCGTGGAATGTCCAGATCCCCTGGGATCAGGTCGATCGGGAGCTCGGCGACAAGCTGCGAGGCGAGGCCTCCGGCATATTTCGCCGGCTGATCATGGGGTTGCTGGACCTGCGCCAGAACGGCCTGCAGACGCCGGACCAGATCACCGCCGCTACCCAGCAATATCGCGATGACAGTGACCCTCTGGGCCGCTTTCTGGCGCAATGCTGTCTGATCAGTGCCGATGTGCCGCCGCGCGAGCGAGCGGCCTCCAAAGAACTATACGAGCTGTTCGTTGCCTGGGGCAAGGAATCGGGTGCGGCCGAATGGACCACTCAGGGCTTTGCCGCGGCGATGCGGGATAAGGGATTTGAGTCCAAGCATAGCGACGGGACCAAGTGGATCGGGGTGCAGATACTGGTCGATCGCAGCGAGATCGAGAGCGGCAACTGGACAGCGGTCAACGACAGTTCGACCGATGATGACCGTCCTCCAGGCCATGATAGCGGCGATCCTGTGCCGGGATTTGATGACTGATGGCTGGTGAGTTCCTTTCTTGGCTTCGCAGGGCTGTGTCCCGCGCTGGCGGCGGGTTTGAGAGTGATTTCCTCCGGCCACCGTCTCTCCGAATGGAGGGGCGCGGAGAGACGTCTTTTTATCGGAATGGAGGGAGAAAAGGGCGAAGCCGTGCGCCTTTGGAGAGAGTGGAGGGCAAATCGCCATGGTTTCACATATATGCGCGCGCAGGGGCGCACATCTGGAACGATAGTGAATCTCTCTCCAGTCTCTCCATAATTCTCAATATCTTTCTAGGAAAGAAGGGCAACGCTATGAAATACAGGGGAAATACAGCTGTTCATGAAAATGGAGAGCAGCCTCCATTTCGGATAATCATGTGGAGAGAGGGGCCAGTATTCACAGTTTTGCGTGGAGGGAGGGTCTGATGGTTGCGGGTTCGGATCAGTTGGCGAGATCTCAGGGCTGTTGGACCTTCGACATGGTGCAAGAGCAGATGGTCGAGGCGGTGCGTATCTGGTGGCGGACGCCGGGGCGCGTTGGTCCGGGCCGTGGTCCTTATGCCGGCGATGGACCATGGGAATTGATGGTGCGCGAGGCATGGCTCGGTGACTATGATGCGCGGGGTGGTGACGGCGTGTCGAGCGATGTACCGCTGCGCTCGGCAGCAATGACGAGGGCTGATGTCGCTGCGCGGGATCAGGCCAGCGATTGGCTAATCTATGTGCCGGAGCGTGATCGCAAGTTGGTGGTGATGGCGCTGGGTCAGTTGGCTGGAGGCAAGTCCCGCGTGTCCTGGATGGCGTTGCGCCGTCCGATGGGTGTCAAAATTGGCGCGCATGGGCTTCGGCGCCGCTATACGCGCGCAATCGGTGGTATTGCCGACGCGCTCAATCGGCGGAAATGCGAAGGTAGACACGGTCAAGGCCTAGAATTGTCATGATATCAAATATAGTTTGTCCACTAATCGCCGGAATTCTGCTATCGAAACGATATGTTGGCGACTTGCCTATGCCGAGCACCCAAATATCAGGGACAATCAATGACCAAGTAGCGGTGGCCCCTATGGGATCGAAGGTACTTCCTGGCATCCTCGCGAGTACGGGGGCCGAAGGCTCGGCGTGTGGCAGTGTTTTGAATTTTTTCAGAAGCTGTTGTTTTTGTTTCTTTTTTGCTAGAACTGGGGCGGTCAGATGATCGTGTCGTTCGGTGAATTTGCCAGCGCGATAGGCAAGAGCGAGCCTTGGCTGCGCAAGTTCCTGAACGAACATCCGGATTTTCCGGTGGTGTCGAAAGGCAAGAACGGCGTCTCCTATGAAATTGATATGGAGAAGGGCGCGGCCTATCTCGGCAACCTGAAGGAAGCCGAGCAGGAAGCAGCGCGGCGGCGACAGCAACAAATTCAGGAACAGGCGCTGGATCTGTTCGGCGGTGACCGGGCGGTCGGTGATGAACGGGCGGAATTGAGCGCCCAGGAGCGCAAGCAGCTTCTTGAAGAAGAGTTGGTGGCGATGCGTATCGCCAAAGAGCGCGGTGATCTGATCCGCAAGGATAGCGTCGAGGAAGCGATTGCCTCCGCCCTGGTCAAGAATAGCGAGCGAACGAAAAGTTTTTCAGCGCGGCTTGCGCGCAGACATGATGTGCCCCGCCATCTGGTGACGGCGATCGATGAAATGATGGAGGCGGACCTGCACGCTTTTGCCGAAGAATTGAAACGCGCGGTTCAGAACGGAAATGATTCAGGAGAAAATAACAGCAATACCGCCGTTTGAAACCGGAGCGGCGCTGTTGGCGCGTCTGTCCTATCTGACCAGACCGAAACAGCATTTGACCGTGAACGAATGGGCCATCCGTAACATGGCCCATTATGATTCGCAGGCGCTTCCTTTTCTGGCCGAAATCATGGATGCGCTGTCGGATCCGGAAACGTCCGAGGTCGGCGACATGGGGCCCGCGCAGGGCGGCAAGTCGATGATCGGCGAAGCGTGGATCGGATGGTCAATTGACCATGATCCAGCGGACTTTCTGGTTTGCCAACCAGACAAGCAGCTAATGCAGGATTTTGTGGTTCGGCGGATACAGCCGTTAATCCAGAACACGCCGGCACTGAAGGCGCAGATGTTGTCGGCATCGAATGCGGATAATATTTTTCTGAAACAGTTCAGGGGAATGTTGCTGACATCGATCTGGCCGGTCGGATCGCAGTTCCGGGCCCGTCCGGTGCCGCGGGGATGGCTGGATGACTATGACCAGTTTGATGATGATATCGAGGGGCAGGGCAACGCGATCAAGTTGCTCGACGGCCGCCAGACGACTTTTGAGGGCCGTGACACGAAATTGGTGAGCTCTTCTCCCGCAAAAGAAAGTGGCGGGATCGAGGTGTTTATTGCCGAGGGCACAGACGAACGACTGCAACCGGTTTGCCCCTCGTGCGGTGAGCGGATCGAGCTCAACATAAAACGGGATTTGAAGTTTGACCAGGGCAGCCTGGATGAAGCGGAAGCCAGCGCCCATGTGATCTGCCCGGCGCACGGGTGCATCCTGGAGCCGCTGGCCAAGCGCCAGTTGCTCGATAGTATGGCCGTTCTTCCAAACCGTGGTTTTGTCGCCCACAACAAAGGTGCCTCGCGCCGCCGCCGGACATTCCGACGCGATGGGCTGTTGGCTTTTACCAGCTGGTCGAAGCTGGCGCGAGAATGGCGGGAGGCCCAGATAGCCTGGGAAGCCCGGCAGGATGAAAACCCGCTGCGCACGTTTTTCAACGTCAAGGGCGGACAGAATTATCGGTCGCAATTGAGCGGGGAAAAGCCGGTGAAGGCCAGTGATTTGCGCTCGCGGCGGCAAAAAGGATGGGTGATGGGGACGGTTCCTCGTGGCCCGAAAGTGTTGAATATCACGATCGATGTGCAGCAGGACCGTTTTGAGCTGGCTTGTCTGGGCACAGCAGCTGGGCGGGAGACCTGGTTTATCGACCGGTTCGCGATCCATGTGCTGGATGACGGACTGACCGGCGTGCAGCCGTTCATTCATAAGGAGCATTGGAAAGTCTTGCTTCCACTGTTCGACCGGAAATTTCCGCTCGCGGCAACTGGCGCGGATGGAAAGCCCATTGGCTTCGCGCCGGTATTGTCGGTGACAATCGATACCGGGGGGTCGGGTCGCAAGGGGGATCAGGCCACCGAGGGCGCGAAATATTTTTATCAGGCGGCGGTCGCCCTTGGCATCCATCCGTCTCGGATCACTCTGGTCAAGGGCGGTTCGAGTATCACGGCAAAGGTCATGCCTGCCGGTCAGTTTGCAGATCAAAGAACGCGCGGCGGCGCCAAACGTCGTAGCGCGAGATTGTGGATACCCAATGTCCACAAGATCAAGAACATTATCGACGCACGATTGCGGCGGGCGAAGCCGGGCCCCGGATACGTTCATTTTCCGGAAGATTTTTCGGATGAACATTTTGACGAGCTGACGTCCGAAGAGATGGTCGACGGCAAGTGGAAACAGATCCGGGCGCGCAATGAAACGCTCGATCTGCTGGTTTACGGAGAGGCGGCGCTGCTCAAGCCGCCATTCGCACAGAGCCAGAATCATATGCGCTGGATCCCGCGCGGATACAGCATCACCTGGCCCAAGCTCAGTTCCGAGCCGACGGTTGAGAAGGAAGAAACCAATGTCTTGGTTGCTCCCGTCGTGGAGGAAGACAAGGCACGGACTGCAAAGCCGACCCGCCGACCGCGCAAGCCGCGCCGGAAAAAGGGATGGATGACCAGTCATAAAGGGAATTTTTAATGTCGAATATTATGTCCGCCATGCCTTCGAAAATGGTTGCTGGAGACAGCCTGACGTTGGCACTGGTCCAGGCGGCACAGGATTATCCAGCAGACGCTGGATGGGCAGCAAAGTTGACACTGGTCCCAATTGCGGGCGGCACGCCGCTGGAAATAAGCGGTTCGGGCGGCGCGGAGGACTGGAGATTTTCTGTTACATCGGCGCAGACGGCGGCGTTGGCGGCGGGGCTCTTTCGCTGGTCCACATCAGCAGTGAATGCCGGTGAACGAACAACGCTGGATAGCGGTCAGATTCAGGTTCTGCCTGACCCAGCGGGCAGTGATGTCGACGCGCGCAGTCATGCCAGAAAGGTATTGGATGCGCTGAACGCAACGATCGAAGGTCGCGCGACGACGACACAGCTTGAAGTTGAATTTGAGGATGGGCGCAGGATAAAGCATATGGAAAATAGCGAAATTCTGAAACTGCGCCGGGAATATGCCCGCAAGGTGGCGGCCGAAGATCAGCGGCGCTCCGGTCCGAAAAAAGTTCTGGCACGGCTATAGACCAT